ATTAGTGAATATAAAGGTACACCTTGTCAGGTAGCTACATATAAAGATCAATACGGTAAAGATGTAGCACAACATATTAAGTTTCCAAATAAAAAATACATTTGGATAGGTGATATGTCAAAAGTACAACTATGGGGTCAACATCTATGTAGGCAACAGGGAACTGGTGGTATATATCTATCTGTATTTGAGGGTGAAACTGACTGCATGGCTGCTAGTCAAATAGTAGATCATAAGTTTCCTTGTGTATCAATACCGTCAGGTGTTCAATCAGCAGCAAAATTTATTTCTTTAAATTATCCTTTTTTAGATAAATATTGCAGGGTAGTAATTTGTTTTGATAATGATAAAGCTGGTGAAGCTGGTGCTGAAAAAGCAATGGCTGCATTACCTAAAGGAAAGGCTGCGATAGCAAGACTTCCAGATAATATAAATGATGTTAATGATCTACTATTAGCAAAACGTGGCAATGAATTAAGAGATATACTTTGGAAGGCACAAAGCTGTAGATCAGATCATATTATTAATGGTGCTGATGCTTGGGATATATTTATAAAAGAAACAAGTGAACCTATATGTGATTATCCTTACCCAGAATTACAAAAATTTTTAACAGGTATTTATCCAACACAAATGATAACTATAGCTGCTGGTAGTGGTACAGGAAAATCTACCATTTGCCGAGAATTAGCATATCATTTTTTACGCAATGGTTTACGAGTAGGGTATCTAGCTTTAGAAGAATCTGTACAAAGAACTCTTATGGGTTTAGTTGGTATAGATATGAATATACCTTTGCACTTAGCAGCTAGAGAAAGTATTAATCAGGATGAACTAAAATCGTCTTTTGATAAATTAACTTCTGGACGTAACCTGTTCTTATATAATCACTTTGGAAGTATTGAACCAGAAATATTAATTAATCAGATAAGAGAATTAGCAACAGTAGATAAGGTAAATGTAGTAATACTAGATCATTTATCAATAGTCGTTAGTGGTGTGTTAGATAAGATAGGTGATGAAAGAAAAGGACTAGATTTAATAACAACTAAACTAAGAAGCCTTGCAGAAGAAACAAACATAGCTTTAGTAGTAGTATCACATTTATCAAGGCCACAAGGCAAAGGCCATGAAGAGGGAGCAGACGTACAATTAAGAGACATTCGAGGGTCACATGGACTAGTCCAGACCTCTGATGTCTGTTTATCTCTTACTAGAAATCAGGTAGGTGATGCTGCTGAAAGGTCACAACTACAATTAAAGATATTAAAATCACGACATACTGGTATGACAGGTGAAGTAGATAAGTTACTTTATGACCAAAGTACAGGTCGTTTAATTGTTTACTCTGACAACATTTTCTAATGACTTTATTAATTGACGCTGATTATCTAATTTATTCTTCTTGCTGTGCTGCTGATAAGCACATCAAATGGGATCTACATACTTGGAGTTCTTATAGTGATGAAAGAGATGTAATGCAGATAATAGAAAGCAGAATAGAACATTACATAACTGTTGTAGAGGAAAAACATGATATTGTTATGTGTTTTAGTTCATACCCTACATTTAGGCATCAAATATTTCCTGACTATAAGTTAAACAGAATAAATAAACCCAAGCCATACGGATTAAAAGCAGCAATAAATAACGTAAAAGATGAATATAATTCAGTCTTTTATGAAAATTTAGAAGGTGATGATGTATTAGGTTTATGTGCTACTAATGGTAGATATGATGATCCAATAATAGTAAGCGTTGATAAAGATATGAGAACAATACCTTGTAAGTTATTAGCTGCTGATGATTTAGAACTAATTACTAGAAAAAAAGCAGATAGACAATGGATGTGTCAAAGTCTTAGTGGTGATCCTACTGATAACTATAAAGGGCTAGATAAGGTAGGTGCTGTAACAGCAGATAAAATTATTGGAGAAGCAAAAACAACTGAAGATATGTGGTTAAAAGTAGTAGCAGCATATGAGAAAAAAGGTCAAACTGTTGGTGATGCAATTATGACTGCAAGACTTGCAAGAATATTAAGAGAAGGTGATTATGATTACGATACAGGTGAAGTAAAACTATGGAATCCTAAGTTTTAAGAACCTAAAGTGTGATATTTTGCAGTTGCACGTTATATTATAATTAAGTTTTCTTATTACATTTTGTCTGACATATTACCAGTAATAACAGATGAAATGATAAATGCTTTATCTGTTGTTTTTCCTAGTAGGCCACCTGAGTTATCTGATACAGATAGGGAGGTATGGTTTAAAGCAGGTCAAAGATCAGTTGTTGATTACTTAGTTGAGCAACAAAGAAGGCAAAAAGAAACTATGCTAACCAATTCAGTAATAGCTGACATTTAGTTATGTGTTTAAGAGCACCCAAGCCACCACCACCTCCTGATATACCAAAGCCAAGACCACCTGCACCTTTACCAGAGGAGACTGCATTTGCACCTATTACTGGTAAGAAAAGGACTTCGCAAACATCTACGAAGAGAAAAGAAAATTCTGTAACTGCAAGAGTTGGTGCTGCTGCTACTGTTGCAAGACGTAGATTAGGTACTAGTTCATTACGAATACCTTTATTAACTAATCTTAATACACCCTTATAACAATGGAAACAGAAACAGCAGAAGCAAGATATAACAAGATGCAGACGGAAAGATCAACGTATGAACGTGATGGAGAAGAAGCTGCTCAGTTAACTATCCCATCAATGTATAGACAGAGTAAAAGTAAAAGTCAAAAAATAAAAACACCATATCAAGCTGTAGGAGCAAAAGCTGTTAATACATTAGCTGCAAAATTATTAGCAGTTTTATTACCGCCAGAACAAAGTATGTTTCAACTTACTATTGATACATTACAACTGGCAAAAGAAGGGCAACCAGAATTTAGTAGTGAGATAGATAAAGCTTTAAGAACCTATGAAAAAGCTGTTAATAATGAGATTGATATATCTAACGATAGAGTAGCTTTGTTTGAAGCTTTAAAGCATCTTATAGTAATAGGAAATGTTTTATTATATGTAACTGAAAAAGGTATTAAGGTATATCACATAGATAGATTTGTATGTCAAAGGGATGATGTAGGTAATGTAATAGAAATAATTACAAAAGAAACAGTACACATAAATGCTTTTGATGATGAATTTATAGAAAATTTAAAACAAAAGCAAAATTATGATGAAGAGCAAATGATGGATGAAGAAATAGATGTTTATACAAGAGTTACTAGAAATGGTGATACTCATAATTGGTATCAAGAATGTAAAGGTGAACGTATACCTAATACAGAAGGTGTAAGTAAAATAGATGTCTCACCATTTATTGTTTTACGTTGGACTAGAAGGGATGGAATGAATTATGGAGAATCATATGTAAGTGAATACAAAGGTGATTTAATTAGTTTAGAAGCTTTAATGCAAGCAGTAATAGAAGCTGCTAGTGCTAGTGCAAAATGCGTTTTCTTGGTAAATCCTAATGGTGTTACAAGGAGTCAAACTTTAGCTAGTGCCCCAAATGGTGCAGTACGAGAAGGATTAGCTAGTGATGTTAGTACATTACAAGTTAATAAAGCTGCTGATTTAAGTATTGCTTTTCAAGTAATACAACGTATTGAATCAAGATTAGAACACGCTTTTCTTATGGCTAAGAGTGTACAAAGGGATGCTGAAAGAGTTACAAGTACTGAGATACAAGTGATGGCAACAGAATTAGAGCAAGCTTTGGGAGGGATTTATAGTATTTTAAGCAATGAATTTCAGCTACCCTATATCAAACGTAGAATACATATGCTAGTAAGATCAGGTAAATTACAAAAGCTACCTGATAATCTTATCCAACCTAAAATTGTTACTGGTATAAATGGTCTTGGACGTAATTCTGATAAAGCTAGATTAATTGAATTTATTACTACTGTTGCACAAGCTTTAGGTGGTGATATTTTACGTCAATACATGAACCTAGATGAAGCTATTAAGCGTTTAGCTACAAGTGTGGGCATAGATACTAATAATTTGGTAAAGTCTAAAGAAGAGATAGAACAAGAAATGCAAGCTATGCAACAGCAACAGCTTGTACAGTCTCTAGGTTCTGCTGCTTTAGGTTCTAAATTAGCTGATCCTAAAAATGTTCTACAAGCACAACAACTAGCACAGGAGACAGCAAATGCCGAGCAAGAAGGCTGATTCAAAAACTGAAGAAACAAAAACTGAAGCCAAAGCAGTAGTAAGCAGAATAGGAGAATTTGAAGAAAATCCTACACCACAAAAAAAAGGTGATGTTGTTACTGCACATGGCAATACAATTACTTATAACTAATAAATTATTATGGAATCTAAATTAGCTGTTAATGAAACACCACCTATGTCTCCTGATGACATAGCAACATTAGCTGAAAATAATACTGATGAAAACGGTCTTATACTAGGCAAGTTTAAAACACAAGAAGATCTTATTAATAGCTATAAGGAGCTAGAGAATAAGCTTACAGCTAAAGATGATGTAGAAGAGTCAGAAGAAGTAGAAGCATCTACAGAGGAGACTACAGAGACTTCTGGTTATGATGATTACTACAAAGAAGATGGTTCTGTTGATTATGAAAAAACAAAAGAAGCTTACGGTGAAAAATTAGGTGAATTATTTGAAGAAAATAATGTAGATCCTTTTAAAATTTCTAAGTATTTTCACGAAAATAATGGAAAAATTACAAAAGAAATGTATGAAGAATTAGAATCTACTGGTTTACCTAGAACATTAATAGATGCTTATTTAGATGGTAGAGCAGTTCAAAGTAATTATACTACTAATGCTGCTGATCCATATGATGAAATAGTAGGCATTGCAGGTGGTGAAGCACAATACAAAGAAATGCTGCAATGGATGGATAAAACTTTAACTACTGAACAAAAACAAAACTATGACAAGATAGTAGATGGTGAAGGTTCTACAGTTACACAAGTATCTCTTGCAGTACAAGATATGTATAATAAATATAAAGCTAGTTTAGGTATAGAACCACAACTAATGTCAGGTAAATCTTCTAATACACCTTCTGTTAAAACATTTAGATCTAATGCTGAAGTAGTAGCCGCTATGAGAGATCCTAGATATAAAACTGACAAAGCATATCAAGATGAAATACATAGACAGTTATCTCAAAGTGATGTATTTAGTGTCTCAGGGTAATGGCTAAATCTGTAAGGCTACGAAAAGAGCATAAAAGCAAAACTGGTGGTCTTACTAAAAAAGGTAGAGATAAAATCAATAGAGAAACTGGTAGTAACCTTAAAGCACCAGTAACAGGAAAAGTTAAACGTGGTAGTAAAGCTGCTAAAAGACGTAAATCTTTCTGTGCAAGGATGAAAGGTGTTAAAGGTGCTACCAGTAAAGGCGGTAAGCTTACAAGAAAAGGTCTAGCTCTTAAAAAATGGAAATGTAATTAATTTAAAATGAATAACTCCTTATTTTTTACGTGTCATCTTCTCTTTTACATCTGCTACTTCTTTTTTTAAAACCTTAGTAAATATCTTTTTGAATATTTTTTTGATCTGACCTACTACAGCTTGCATAGCAATACCACCTGCGACACTTACAACACTAGCAGTACCAGCAGCTATAACACTAGAAGCTATAACTTCTGGGGCTGGTATTGGCATTTCACCAAATAGAGGTAAATTAAAAGTAGCTATAGGTTCTTCAGTTGATAAAAGCTCTTTGGTGTTTGGCAGGTTTGTCGGTAATTGCTCTGGTTTTAGTTGCGACCCTACCTCCTCTGAAGATGTTTCTTCTTCTTCAGAAACGTTTTCCTGATCTGCCAACCCCGACTCTACCTGTTCCAGACTTGGAAGTAAAAGAGGATCTAAATACGGAACGTCTGCTAAAGGGGGATAAAAAATTGTTGTGGGTGGAATAAGAATATTGTTTGTATCAGGTAAATTAAATTCTGGATATTCCATAAAGAGTATGGTTCGAGGTGCAATCGCTATGCCTATATATATGTTAGTAGTCACAGCGGTGTGTGTAAGTACACCTTTTTTTACTTTAAGTTATCTGTTTAGAACTTACAATTTAGATCAAGCTTCTTATCGTAAGAATTAATATTATTTAGAAAAATGTTTATACATTGCAAATGCACATGCAGCATAAATTATTATTGCTAATAAAAATGTAATTATTGGAAAAATCATTTCTTTATTAATAAGAAATATACTCAACAACCCAAGTAGATCTAGGTAAATTGCTTGGACTTCCAACATCAGATAATTCAAATTCTAAAACGTCATCTGGTGATATAAATTTATCTGAATCAGTTAAAAAATTATAATTACTTTTTTGTAGTAATTCATGTGTATCTATTGGTTTATTAGCAACAAATAATACTGCGTCTGAGTTTGTACTTGTAGTTCTTGTGTCATCACCACCTCCAATAGTACTAGCACTTGCAGAACTAATTACTCTTTTTTGTAGTTTTATATTATAGTAATTGGTATCATTATTTGCATATCCTGTTGATGTTGTTGTGGGTGGGTGAACTGATAACCAAGCTCTTATAACCATATAATTAAAAGGTTTTCTACCAAAACTAAATATTTGATTATTAGTTGCTACTGAATTTTCAGTATGTATTTTCATTGATTCAGCTTCAATTGTTCCTATTAATTCTTTATTTGTAAAGGAAATAATAGAAGAAGAACTAAAAGTACCAGCAAAGGTATTATCTTTTATTTTTATTTTACCTGTATAACCAGATTCACTATTAGAAAATTCCAATGCTCTTTCATCAAAACCACTTACACCAATTACAGTATTATTAATTATTGATCCTATAGGATCTCTGTGGTGCATATCTCTTAAGAATATTGCGGGATTGTCTTGTCCTGATGCTGTACTTGTTTTAGTTATAAAATTATTTTCAATACTGAAATCATTTGGATTAACTAAAGAAATTGCTCCTACATCTACATTTTCAATAGTATTTCCAATAATTTTAACTCTAAGATCACTTTGATTTAAAGCTTGAGCAAAAGTTGATGTATCTACATAAGATTCGCATTGAATAATAGCAGGGTAAGAACTACCACCACTTCTATAACTACCGCCAGCAACACCACCAGAAGTAATATTGTTCCATATATTATTTGAAATTAATATATTTTTTCCTTCTTTAACTCTAAGCCAACCACCTAATGTGCAATCTGAAATAGTATTACTAGAAAATATTATTTGATCTGGTGAATCTCCGTCATCATGTAAGTTTGCTGTACCACCGTTTCCAGTACCAGACCAACTATTACCAACATCTAATACATGGGCTGATCTTTCTACAGCAGTATTACCTGAGTTAAAAATACCACTTAAATCTCTAAATGTATTACCTGTTATTGTTATGTTCTCAGGACTATTCCAACCTAAATTAACTGAAGTTGCACCTGATGAATCTTTAACTTTCCAAGCTGCACCAGAATTAGAGTTGAAAGTACCAGTTACTCCTACGACTTCAAACGTATCTGTAGTTGCGTTTGCAACAGTAAATGTTTTGTCATTTAAATTTGTTGCGTTTGTTCCAGTAATACTGTCAATAAAAACAATATTACCATTAGCAAAGCCATGTGTTGCTGATGTTATTTTTGTATTGCCTGATGTTGCTCCTGTTGTAGTTGCTGCTGTAATTAATTTATAGGAGTTAAAGTTTGTATAATTTGTAGCATGAAATTTACCATTTACTATTATGGCAGATGCAGATAAATCTCTAAATGTATTAGCAGTAATAGTTAAACCTCTAGCACCATTAGTATCTATACCTTCAGCTTTTGCACTTTCACCATCAAAATAACAACCTGTTATTAATGTACCTATACAAACCTTATCTAAATCTATTGCTTCATTAAAATACTCAAAACGACAATCAGTAATTTTTAAATCTCTTGTATAAGCAGCAAAAATACCACCAGAAATATTTTCAAATTGACAATTACTTATTGAAACATCTTTTGCTCCTGTTAAAGATAAACAATAACCACCAGAATTTGCATCATTATGATCACCATCATTAAATATTTTGCAATGTGTTATTTTAACTCCGTCAACATTTCCAAAAGCAATACCTCTTATCTGTTCTACTAATGAATCATTTACAGTATGATTTAAATCAATATTTAAAGTTTCAATTATTGTATCTTTTATATTGTTTGTAGTTTTTGTACCAATAGCAAATGCAATATGATTTGTGATACCAGTTGGAGCTTCTATCAATAATGTTGCGTTATAACCTTTTAAAGTTTTATTTGACGCTTTAATTTCTAATCCAAAATATACATTTCTATGATCTTCTGGATCTTGATGATCTGCTTCTATAGCAGTATCGGGAATATTAATTTTATATGTGCCTTTTGGAAATATTACATAATCTGCTGCATCAATAGCCGCCTGTATAGCAGCAGTATCATCAGTTGATCCATCACCAACAGCACCGAAATCTTTTACTGATACAACATCTTCTAATTTATTTTGTATTGACCTGCTAACAGCCCCTGTTCCTTGTTGTGTAAAGTTAAGGGTATTTATAGTAGTAGTGTTATAAGCACCCTGAGAAGTCCATTTGACACCATCAAAATGATAAGAAAGACCATTCGATGCGTTATGTACATCACCTGTGGAAGGATTAAGGGGAAAGTTTAAAGTCATAATTTAATTAACTGGATGGAACGAAACTACCCTGTGTAGGTGTTTTCTGTTCGTTGATATTAGCAATCAAATTATTCTCTATAGAAGTAACCTGATCCGTACCAAGAACTGCTTTAACATCAGCAATGATATCTGCTGTTTTTAAATCTGTTCTCGTTGTTAATGATTCTGGTTTTGTAAGACCTACAGAACCATAGGATGATGCTGAATAATCACCATCAACTCTTGTTACAGTCCAATGTGCTGTATGACAAAAACCATCGCTTACGTCATAATCAACATTTGCTAATGCCCATGTAGTAGTAGCAGCCATAATAATAAACTTAATTTAATTTTATTTTAAACTGTTTCTTCAACATTTACACCATCAACACTTTTAAACTTTTCTAATAATTGCTTATCAGCAAATATTTTTAAATTAATGTTGTTTAATTCTTGTTGTAGTTGTTGACTTTTTTGTGTATTAGATTCTATGTCAAATTTGGTTTGTTCGTAAAGTTCTTGTGGAGTCATAAGAAATGTATATGTAAACGTATTATACTAAGCGGTTTCAAGTGCTTCAACTTTTGCTTCAAGTTCTTGAATTGCTTTCATTAAATATATAACCATACCTGATGGATTAAA